AGGTCATCAACTGCGACCACAATCGCGGAGTGATGAGGCCATAACGCATCCCATCGTTGGGTACGTCATTAGCATCGAGCGCCTCAACCCATTGAAGCATTGTCGATTGGATGGTCGCATAGCTCGTCACCGTGACGGCGATAGTGCTTTGCGACGTACCATTCAAGGCAGTGATGATCTGGTCATCAACCTTGCGACCAAGGGCATAGGCGCCGCCCCTTGCTAAGGCCATTCGCTCGTTGATAGTGATCTTGCTTTCATCGAGCATATCCGACCAATCCCCAGCGTAGAAATCTGCGAGGGTGGCCGAAGGGGCCGTATGGGTCTGGTTCATCGGCGTGATGGTGCCGTGACGAGCCTTGGTCGTCGCTGTCCCAGAGCCGATTTTCTGGAACACAGCACTTGAACCAACCACGCCGTTCTTCATCTGAACGCCGGGCCGGAGAAGGCTACCTTCACGTTGGAACACATGCTTCACGTCAGCAGTGTATGCCGTGACGAAGGCAGTACTTACAGAAGTACTCATTGGTCTACCCTACATCTTGGGTTGATGTCAGGCAGTCCATCTGGTGAGCCAGCTAAGAACTAGGTGGGTGAGCCCTCTTAGGCCAAGCCTTGGAAGGGGCCACTAGGTCTATAAACTGGGGCGTCTGGATTGCAGTGGTTGTCTGGAATAGGGCCTCAATCGAGGGTGAGCTACCCCAAGACAATATTACGCGGTCGTTGGCCCACTCGCGGGCGCAGTGCCGTGTAATTTCGTGAGAAGATTGCGCTCTTGGGTATCAAGGCGCGCCGCAGTATCGCTATCTTGCCGATCATGTGCAGCGTACCTTTGCTTCCGCAAGGCGTCAATCTGATCTTGAATGGTTTCGCGTTCGCTCGTATCCATAGGTGGCCCCAAACTTCCTTCTCTCATCTCACGGCCAACTTTGGCAAACATCCTCATGATCACCGCGTGGTCAAGGAGAAATTGACCACCCTTGGTTTCGATCTGCTTGGCTTTCTCAAAGTCACTACCAAGGAACTGTTTGGCAGCACGGGAAACAGCTACCATGTTGCGCTCATAATCATCACGCCATTCCTCGCGAAGCTCGGTATCCTGCTTGTCAGCGTAGTCCTTATCATTCCTATTCAGGGCTGCCTGGCCTTGGGTTTGAAGCTCATTCCAAGCCACATTGAGAGCCTTGGCTTGGTTAATTGTGATCGCTTCTTTGAGAAACACATCGGCCATCACGGTCTGAAATGCCTGATCGCCATCGGTGGCCTCATGATTCTCAGGCATGACAAATTCATAACCTTCAGCACTCTCGGGAACGCCCATGGCCTTGTGAAACTTGGCTTTATCATCATCACTCGCGTCGTCGCCAGGAACACGGATGCTTGTACTCTCACGCTTACGGAAATCGGAAATGGCCTTCATGGCATCGCCAACGGTATTGAATCTCTCGGCGATCTTACGCATATCGGGCTCGGCCACGGCATCGCGCCAATTGGGTGCGCCGGCATCCTCGCCATTGCTCTTCTTATCTTTGGCATCACCATCCAGGCTTACTTGGCTTTCATCGATCTCTGGTGGTGTTGCGTTTTCGCTCTCACCATTATCAACCGCCGTGTTTTCCTCGGCCATTTTTACCTCATATCCACTGGTTTCACGCTGTGAGCGCGAGTCTGGCGCTCGGCAGGCTCAAAATGCATCGCCGCCAATATCCTCAAGCAGATGCTTCGCTCGCCTTCGGCGAACTCCGTATCTCCAGGCGTTGGCCTCTTGGACGTATGCCAAACGTGACCCCAATCCATGATCTGGCTCAACACCCGGCGGCCCCGTTCGTCATCCAAAAACAACGCGCGGAAATCGCGAAAGCGGTCCATCTCCATATAGGAAACGGTGGCACGCCCGATTTCGGCCAACAAAGCCTCTGGATCGGGCTGGGGTAGTCTACGCCCGAACAAGACGCGGGCAGCGATTCCTAGTCGGCTCAACCCACGGCACCCAACTTGCCAATAGCTGAAGCTCCCTTGTCCGCTGCCTCGGCCATTTGTTGTGCTGCCGCAAGCTGTGACGCCTCTTGTTGCGCCTTGGCGCGAGCTTGGCGCAGAGCGTCAACATCTTCAGCCCGACGTACAAGTGTCGTGGGAACGCGATTGGCGCGAGCTTGGAAGCGCAAATAAGCGTCAACGTCGAATAGATCAATAGCATCTGGATTGATTTGTGCTGTCTCGGCGACTTCCAGCTTGAACAAAGCGGCAATCTGGGCGTCCATCTTCTCACGGATCAACTTGAGTGGGCTTTCATACTCAAAATTTACGTTCCGACCTTGCAAGGACGGAGGAATCTCCGCAAAGCCCCCGGCACGCAACATGATGGCGAAGGACCGCTCGACCAATGGCGCGATGTATTCAGCTTCCAATCGCGAAAATAAGGGACCAGCCTCACGTAGGAACTCCTCTCGCCGTTCGATAATCTCGGTGGCCGTCATCTCAGGCCCACCCACCGGCAGATTAAATCGATCACGGAAGAAGGCCATGCCCACCTGCTCACGTACATCACGCTGCATATCGCGCGTGATCGGTAAATTGGCCCCGGTCGGCATGGTAAACAATGGGTTCCCTCTCACGGCCTGGGCCGCGTTCACGTCGTAATAAGTGATGCCACCAGGGAACGTATTAGCCTCACTAAACGAGCCATCATTGGGTGCCATGATGGGTGGATCGGCGGCGCGTTGGCCAGCCACCAGGATCGTCTCCCCCATAGCCTGCAAGGTATTCGCGTCTGGAAGAGCGATCATGCCTGGTGAGCGCCCATAACCTTCGCCAGGAACCGTGTCCATGCGAGGTATCATGTAGGGCATCTCGTGAAAGCCCTCTTCCAAGACGATGTGTTCAGATTCCTCCTCAACCCACATGCCAGCAAAAGGCATCTCACGAGAAAATACCTTGTAGGGGCCAGCTGAACGATCTCCTCTGGGCAACACCGCGTGGATGTAAGTGAACTGTTCCTCGTATCTTTTATCACTTATGGCCTTTTTCGCCTTCTCGCCAAGTTCACCTCCCAACAAGTTAAAATGATTCTCTGCTTGCCTTGCAGTCATGCGCCGGAACCGGTAGACCCCGATGGGAAGTCCTGCCGAACTCCAATCAACCGCGGCTTCCTTCAAGGGGATGGCGTGATAAAGGAAGCCATCGTTATTCCAATTCTCCCCAACAAAGAATGGGCCGGTGCCAAACACCGACAACATCAAATCCACCTCGGCCATAGCTTGTCGGAATTGAGCCCTGGGCTCGTACATAGCACTGAGTAGGCGGTTCTCACTATCCTCAAGCCACGCCCGGGCGTCATCATCGCCTTGCTCGATGCCTTCATCCTCGGCACGAATAAAGAACCACTTGGGACCATCGGGGCGGGTCATGCCAATGGCGTGTGCCAAGCCACGAGCGTCGCGCATAGGCGTGCCATCGTATATCTCGTCAACCCGACTATCGCCGGCTTGGATGTTCTCGGAAAAACCTCGCATTCGAGGCAACATGACCCGTGCCAAGTCGTCCCAATGTTGGAGCCATGGCTCTTGGCGCTTGAGAACCTCACGCGCCCGGCGGATGAGAGGCTTAGGCATTACGGTGAGGTGTTGTAATAGGCGAGGGATACGTTTTGCGCCGTCTCGGAAATGATCTGGATCGTGGTTACCCCCTCGATGTCGTAACCCGCCGGATTGAGTTCAGATGCCGTACCATCAGTCACGTCGCCCGAAGGCACAGTCGCTGCCGCATCCTTCCGAACCCAAAAGGCGGCCTCGGACGAAAAGATGACGTACTTCGCGTCCGAAGGTGGAGTGATGGATTCGTTGGTGTCAGTTCCAAGCACTCGCGCATCTACATAATCCGGCATCCGGCGCAACAAATGCCGAGACCCGAACTGGTCGTTGGTATCAAAGAAGCCATTACGTGCCATTCTGTCCTCCAATCAAGTCCAGTGCTTATCTTCAGAAACATCAAAGGCCGCCAAGGCAGAGGATAACCCCGCAGCCTCGATCTCAGCCTGGAGAATTTCCAGCTTGTCATGGACATTGC